AGCAAACGATATACTAAATAAAATAAAAGGTATTGTCGGAGAGAAAACTGAACTTTCAGATGAGAAAATTGTTATGGCTGAAATCAAATTAGAAAACGGAACTGTATTAACAGCCGAAAAATTTGAAGAAGGCGAGCCAGTATTTATAAAAACAGAAGATAAGGAAGTAGCCTTACCTCTTGGAGAATACGAGCTAGAAGATGGCAGAAAACTTATCGTAAAAGAAGAAGGACTCATTGACAGTATAGCTGAAAAAATGGAAGATGAAGAAACTAAAGAAGTGGAAGCTGAAGAAGTGGAAACTGAACTAGAAGAAACTGACAAAAAAGAAGAAAAAGAGGAGATGAAATATGTTACTAAAGAAGAACTAGGAAAAGCTGTTGAAGAAATCAAAGCTATGATAGAAGAAAAACTTGGCGACAAAAAAGAAAAGAAAGAAGAAATGAAAGAAGAACTTTCTGCAGTAGCTCCTGAACCGATTAAACATAACCCTGAATATAGTAGTAAACAAAAATTTAAAATACAGTACGGAAAAAACAGAGTACAGACTACAAAAGATAGAGTTATGGATAAAATATTTCAAAACAATTAATTAAAAAACAATGGCAACAACAACAAACATAACAACAACGTATGCTGGAGAGTTTGCTGGAAAATATATTTCCGCTGCTTTACTTTCTGCAAACACTATTGATAAAGGTGGTATAGAAGTAATGCCCAATATCAAATTTAAGTCTACTATGAAAAAAGTAGCTACTGATGCAAATGTAATTAAGAACGCTTCTTGCGATTTTGATGCAACTGCTACAGTAACTTTAACAGAAAGAATCCTACAACCTGAGGAGTTCCAAGTGAACTTACAATTTTGTAAGCAAGATTTCCAATCTGATTGGGAAGCTGTACAAATGGGAATTTCTGCTTTTGACAACTTACCACCAAAATTTTCTGATTTCATTATCGGTCATGTTGCTGGTCTAGTGGCTGAAAAAACTGAAACAAATATTTGGGAAGGTGTTAATGCTAATGTAGGAGAATTTGATGGATTAGTTACTTTAGCTTTGGCTGATGCAAGTGTAATTGATGTAGCATCTCACGCTGCCGTTACAAGTGCAAACGTAATTGCTAAGCTAGGAAGTATTGTTGATGCGATACCTTCTGCTCTTTACAATAAAGAGGATTTAAATCTTTACGTTTCTCAAAACATTGCTAGAGCTTATGTTAGAGCTTTAGGTGGTTTTGCTACAGATATTGGTGCAAATGGTACTAATCAACAAGGAACACAATGGTATTCAGCAGGTGGACAACTATCTTTTGATGGTGTAAAAATCTTTGTTTGTAATGGACTAGCTGATGATACAGCTATGTGTGCTCAAAAATCTAACTTATACTTTGGTACAGGATTACTAAATGATATGAATGAGGTAAAAATTCTAGATATGGCTGACCTTGACGGAAGTCAGAATGTTAGAGTTGTGATGAGATATACAAGTGCAGTAAACTACGGAATAGGTTCTGACATCGTTCTTTACCACGCTTAATAAATAAAATAATAATAGGGAGCTGAAATGCTCCCTTATTTAAAAACAAACAATATGGCTTGTGATTTAACTAGAGGGAGAAAAATCCCATGTAAAGATGTCGTTGGAGGTATTGTTAGAGCTTGGTTTGTAGACTTTGGGGATTTAGGAGATTTAACATATACAGCAGATGAGATAACGGATGCCACAGGCACGTTTACAGCTTATCAATATGACCTAAAAGGAACAAATAGTTTAGAAACTGCAATAACATCATCTAGAGAAAATGGTACGACATTTTTCGAAGAAACATTAACACTAACACTACCTAAATTATCTAAAGAAGATAATGTAGAATTGAAACTTATGGCTTACGGAAGACCTCATGTAGTTGTTGAGGATAGAAACGGAAACTTTTTGCTATGTGGAACAGAACATGGACTTGATGTATCAGGTGGTTCTATTGCTACAGGAACAGCATTTGGAGATTTAAGTGGCTATTCATTAACATTAACTGGTCAAGAAACACTACCAGCTAACTTTATTCAAGGTGGAAATTCTACTAATCCTTTTGCTGGTTTAACTAGTGCTACAGCTACAATTACTGTAGGAACTAACACTTAAAAAATACGCAATTAATAATTGTGTGATTCATAATATATAGTTGGAAATGAGGGGAGGGAGTGATTGTCCTCCCCTTTTTTATTAAAAATATGCAGATTTTAACAAAAACAGGAACTAGAATTATTAACTTTATATCAAGCGAAGAAATACTTGATACTAAATCATATAGCATACAGATTAAATCTGAGGCACAAAACAAAGTATTAATGACAGACACTAATCCTACATTTATAGAACTAGCATATTACTATCAATATTCAACTACTCAAGCATTAGTTGAAAACAACTATTATTTAATAACAATTAAAAACACTACAGACAACACATTAATTTTTAAAGATAAAATGTACTGCACCGACCAAACTCTTTCAGATTACGAAATAAGCAATGGAGTTTATATAGAGCAAAGTACAGGAGATAACAAATTTGTATATTATGGCTGATAACTTGCATTTAATCCAACTAGGTCAATACGAAAGACCTATAGTAAAAGAAGAAAGAAATAGGGATTGGGTTTCTATAGGAGTAGATAATGATTATTATCAATGTCTAATAGATGCTTATATGGACAGCACAACAAATCAGGCTGTTATAAAC